TGCTCACACCGATCTGCGTTCCCTGCCGCCTGCAAATGAGGATCACGAAGAACCACTTTCTCGTTCGCGATCCCGAGGCAGCAGGCTTCCAGTCAACCTACTGGCTCGGGGATCAATGGACTTGCGCACAATGCGGGGCCTCGGTTGTGGCCGGGTTCGGCCGGTCCTTCGGGCCGGAGAGGCTTACGCCCAAGGACGGCGAGGCGCTGGAGTTCCGGTACGAGCTGCCGACCGAGGACCCCTCGCCGCTCCAACACGAGGAGATGCACTGATGGCGCGGCCCGGACTTATCCTGACGAGAACCGATCTGAGCGGCGGTTTGCTCCCCTTTCCCGCCGGGTCCGGGCCGCTTTCGTGAAGGCAGCATGGCCGGCCGAGCCGGCCCACCATAGACGAGGAGGAGACGATCTCATGGACCGAGACGGGCTGGACGTTGCGATCAGTATGGCGCTACAGGAGGCGAGACAGGTGATGCCCCAGTCGCGCGAGCTGTCGTTGACGATAACGAAGCTCGAAGAGGCGCAGATGTGGGCGGAACGGGCCGTACGGAGCGGGGCCCAGAACCCGGGTCCGGGCGACAACGGGCACCCGCAAGCGGAGGGTGCTGAGTCAGAGCCAGGCGGCGAGGCGCCGGCATAGACGTTCCCGCGCCCTGAAGGACGTGGCTGTTGCTGTCCGCGGGTCGGTTCTGCCGGCCCGCGTGAGTAGGAGCCACTAACACAGGAGGCGAGGAGAGCCATGGAACCCGACGAGAAGAAGCCGAGAGTGCAGGTGCGGCGCGAGATCAGCGACCTGGGGCAGGAAATGGAACGGCGGATGCGCGCCAAGGTGGAGGTGATCGAGCAGGGGGACATGCCGCACTGGCGGCAGGAGTCCCTGGATGGCCTGTTCGAGCGCCTGCGGGTGAACATCTACGAGCTGAAGGCCTGTGCGGGGATCGACGATGCGGGGACCCGCACAGTGACCGACCTACTCGAGGCGGCGGACGCACTACAGAAAGCGGCCGACATCGCCAACCTGGCGAACCTGATCCGTCTGCGGATCGAGGCGGAGGCCGCACAGTCTTAGCCGTGAAGGACGGCTGTTGCTGTCCGGTGCTGGGGTGCGTGGCGCGCGATCTCCATAGACGAGTTCGATGGCGAGTATCAGGAGAACGGCGCGGAGACCATGGAGCACCTGCGCGTGACCCTGGGCGAGGACGGTGCCGCCTTCGTGCTGGTGGGCCCTCCGGTGCGGATCCTGGTGCAGCCAGAGGAGGAGCCGGCCGAGGGCGAGGCTGGCGACGAGCCGATTGAGGGGGAAACGGACTGATGCCCGGGACCACTGCCCCGACCCGCGAAGACCTGGGCCGGTACATGGTCGTCGAGCTCGCGCCGGCGCAGCCCGAGTCCGGGAAGACGAAGCGTTGGCTGATTCGGAACCGCGAGAGCAAGGACGTGCTCGGCTACGTCGCTTGGCATCCGCCGTGGCGGCAGTATTGCTTCTTCAGCATTGGATTGCTCGTCCTGGCCGCCTCCTGCCTCGATGACATCTCCGGATTCGTCAAGCGCGTGAACGCCGAGCACAAGGAGCAGAGCTGATGGCCTTTTCCGTTCCCGACTGCTACCGCCTGCGTGACAGCGGCCTGATGAGCCGGATGGGGCCGTTTGACTCCGACGATAGCTACGGGAATAACGGAGCGTTCCGACTCCCTCCCGCGGGCGGCAGAACATGGCTCCTCTGCATCGCCTCGGACGGCGGCGACTGGGAGCACGTCAGTGTCCATGCCATCGACAACGGAAGGGATCGAACGCCGTCGTGGGACGAGATGTGCCGAGTCAAAGACCTGTTTTGGGGCGCGGAGGATGTGGTCATGCAGCTCCACCCGAGGCGGTCAGAGTACGTGAATCACCATCCTCACACACTGCATCTGTGGAGACCGGTGAGCGCAGCGATTCCAGAGCCGATACCAGAGATGGTAGGGCCAAGGTCACGCTGATGCCCCGGCGCGCGCCACGAGGCCGCATCTACCGGAAGGATTGGCTGCGCTCACTGAAGTTGTCGCCGCTCGAAATGGCGATAGTCGAGGTGGCGCTCATCCTATGGCTGAGGGAGCAGACGACCTGATGGCACACATCGTCGGTCTGACAATCGACCAGCGCGAGGATGGGGTCTGGTTTGTGTTCTCCTGGGAGGGGGACGACTGGCACGCCGCGCTCGACGCGGTGAAGGAGCGTATTCCGCCCGAGGCGCGCGAGTTCGACAAGGAGGGGAAGGTCTGGCGGGTTGCCGAGGCGTTCGAGGACGAACTCGCCGAGATCTTCAGCAACTTCGCCGGCAGTCTGGACGCGATCAGAAGCCAAGTGAGCATGTTCTGAGATGCCCACCGCCCCGACCACAACCCGCGGAGGACGATCGCCGGGCCGCCTGATACGCGTCGCCCTGGTGGTCGACTACCTGCGCGGCGGATGGCGGAGCGGGCAGGAGATCATGGCGCACGTCGAGATGGAGTCGGAGCGTATCGGCCAGCGGACGGCCTACAACAACGTCCAGGGAGCGACGAGGAATGCAAAGCTGCGGGCACTGCTCGGCGGCCTGTGCTGGCAGTACATGGACGTGAACGAGCAGATGACGGATGCGGGCAGCGCCTTCCGTCTCTGGACTGTGACCGAGGAAGCGGTGCCGCGTGCGCACGATGCATGGCAGAAGGGGCGCGCCGAGGTCGTGATGCTGACCGGCGATCCGCAAAACCCCACCGTGCGGCGGTACAGGCGGCCGGACTTGAGCGGAGCGAAGGCGCGGACCAGCGCGGAGATCGAGCGGAGAGAAGCGGAGTTGGAGAGGCAGCGGGGCGGAGCGGAACCGACCCTTGGCATGTACCAGGGCAACGGAAGCACCGTGAGCGCGCAGGCGCAACACCGGGGTCCGACCGCTCCCACCTCCCACGACGGCATTCGCCTGGGTCCGGAGCCGGGACCGCAGGACGGCGAGCAGAGGAGGTTGCTGTGATCCTGACCTTCACGGACAGCCGCTTCGAGGCCATCGCCTCCTATATGGAGCGCGATCTGTGCAAGCGGCAGGGCCTGCGGTGGGATCCCACGCGCAAGCGTTGGTGGACGCCGGACTGGCACGTGGCCTCGAAACTGTCCGGCTACTGCGATGAGAAGGCCCGGGCCGAGATCGGCCGCCACCAGGTGCGGACCGAGAAGACGCTGGACGCCTCCCGCGCGGTGGACGCGGAGATCGACATACCGGTGCCGCAGGGCCAGGAGTTGCGCGGATACCAGAAGGCGGGCGTCGCCTACGCGCTGGCGCGCCAGACGACTCTGATCGCCGATGAGATGGGCGTCGGGAAGACCATAGAGGCCCTAGCGTTGATAAACGCCGACCCGACGCTCCGGTTCGTGCTCGTCGTCTGCCCGGCAAGCGTGAAGATCAACTGGAAGCGGGAGGCGCGGGCCTGGTTGACACGCCCGATGAGCATCGGCATTGCTGGCGACGGGTTCCCGGTCACTGACATGGTCATCCTCAACTGGGACATTCTGCGAAAGTACCGCGCCCCGCTTCGGACGCGCCAGTGGGATCTCGCCATCTTCGATGAGAGCCACCGGGCGAAGAACCCCGGCGCCCAGCGCACCGCCGAGGTCTTCGGCCAGCGGGCGAACAAGCTGAAGGGTCGCGAGCGGATCGATCCAATCCCGGCGCGCCGACGCCTCTACCTGACCGGGACGCCGATTCTCAACCGCCCGATCGAGCTCTGGCCCATTCTGAAATCGCAGGGTTGGAACTGGCTGGAGTTCGTGACCCGTTACTGCGCCGCGGAGCAACACGAAGTCTCGGTGGGGCGGGGCAAGAAGCGGCTTGTCTGGGATGTCTCAGGCAATTCCAATCTGGAGGAACTCCAGGAGCGGCTTCGCTCCGAGTTGATGATACGACGGCTGAAATCCGAGGTTCTGCCCGACCTGCCACCGAAGCGCCGCCAGATCATCGAGGTGTCGGCGAACGGAGCTGATCGCCAGGTGCAGGCTGAGCTGGCCCTCGTGAGGGGTCTCGCTCCAGCCGCCAGCGACGACGGCTTCCTCGAGGCCGTCATGCGCCTCCAGCAGCGCGAGTTCGGGGCATTCGGGGAGCTCTCCCGTCTGCGGCACGAGACGGCACTGGCCAAGGTGCCGGCGGTGGTCGAGCACATCGTCGACTGCATCGAGTCGAGTCCGAAGATCGTCCTGTTTGGCCACCACAAGGACGCGCTGGCAGAGATCCGGCACGGCCTCACGCGGGCAGGCATCAAGAGCGTCGTGCTGACCGGCGACATGACGAACATGGAGGACCGGCAGCGATCGGTCGACCAGTTCCAGAACGACCCCGAGGCCCAGGTGTTCTGCGGCACGATTGGGGCGGCTGGCGTCGGGATCACGCTGACAGCCGCGAGCCATGTGGTGTTCGCGGAGCTGGATTGGGTGCCCGGGAGCATGTCGCAAGCGGAAGACCGGTGTCACCGCATCGGGCAGCGTGACTCAGTGCTAGTGCAGCACATCGTCTTCGAGGGATCGCTGGACGCCATGATAGCGCAGACGCTGGTGCGGAAGCAGGCAGTGATCGACATGGCGCTGGACAGGGAGGCGGTGGCGTGATCGAGTTACTGATGGCAGGAGGCCGCACAGGACCCGTCTGCACCTGTGATTGGTGCGGAGAGCGCATCCGAGCGGCCGCGGACGGTAACGCGCTCTGGTTTCTGACTGCCGACTACCAGATTGACCGGCAGGCGACGGCTTACACTCGCGGCGGTGAAGCCAAAACGGGCGAACTCTTCCTGACCCACAAGTGCTGTTATGCCGGATGGCGCCGCCGAAACGAGGATGCTGTGGGGCGTTTCGCCATGAGCGCCGAGCTCGCCGCACACATCGTCTTTCTGACGCAGAATGTTGCGATAGATTGGAAGCGGGCGAGAGCAGTCGCGAAGATGACGGCCGAGATCATGTGAAGTAACCCTGGACTTGTCGGGCGGTCAGAGCGATGAATGCAAGGGCGAAAGGAGGTGATGCTCGATGCTGACGAGAGCCTGGTACTGGGTGACGTTCTCGGTCCAAGCCGGGAGGCGCGGCGCGATCCACGAGGCCCGCAACTGCGCCGCGTTTGTCCTGAGCGAGGCCGACGTGAGGATCGGACGGAAGAAGGCGCAGGCGCTGATTGATTCCGGGAAGGCGTGGCTGTGCAAGCGGTGTTCAACCATGAAGTAGCCCGGTGGGGTGACCGGGTGGGGCAAGTGTCGCAGCATAGACGCAGCACGGAGGAAGCGGTGGCGAGGAGACGACTGGCGAACCCGGACCGATTTGCGAGCAACACCATATCCGGCTGCTGCCGGACCATGAACGATCTTCTCCCGCGTGACATATATGACGTGTGTTGGGGCGAAGTGGCGAACGATTTCGGGGTCTTTCAGGTGTCGGCGGAGCTCATTCGGACGAGTGGTTTTCCGCGACTGCTCGACACAAACCTCGCCACCATCCCGAAAATTGAGCGGGCCTTGGCCCTGCTGACGAAGGGCGGCCAGTGGCTGGCCTGGGTGGACCGCACATCGAAGCTACGGTGGGCCATCTTCCCCAGGTGGGGCGACGAGCAAACCATCGGAAATCCGAGTCCGAATCGCGACCCCGTTCCACCCGACAGAATCCTCGCGAAGTGCTCGCTAAAGACTCGCGAGTTCTACGCGAAGTTTTCGCGAACTATTAGCGGCGGATTCGCTCCAGACAACTACTACTTAAAGGAGGGGGTAGATAAGGCCTTGGAGGAAGGGGAGGGGGTGCAGGGGGAGGGGTCGGGGATCGACCCGGAACTGCTCCCACTGGTGCAGCAACTGCACTCCGTCATGGGCTATCAGGCCGACGTGCCCAAGGACGTGGATATGCTCGTGCGGGCGGTGGGGCTGTATGGGATAGCCCTGGTTCGCCACGTCGTCGGCTCCTGGGTGCTACGACGCCAGGATGACCCCCTCAAGCCGAAAGCCCGTCCGAGGGTCGAGCTGTGGAACTGGTTCCGAATCCAGAAAGGATGGGACGGTGACAGAAGCAGCGGGAGTCAAGCCGCCCCCCGAGAAAGCGCGGCGAAGGGCTGGACGCCCGGCTAGCATGGCAGAGCTACTGACACCACCCCCAGACGCGCCGCCGAAGCCTGAGCCGCTGCTGTGCGAGTGCGGGACGCCTGTGGTGCCGGCCTGGTGGCCGGCGGGGAAACTGCCGCGCTGGATTCGCGGAACGAGGTGCGGAGCCTGTCTCGAGCGTGACGAGGCGGATCGCCGGCGGAAGCGCGACGAGGCGGAGCGGCGGCGAACTCTGCGAGAGCGGATCCTACGCGCTGGTATCGACGGTATGCGGCGCCGGCAGACGCTAGAGGCCTTCCAGGCTATGCCCGGCACGGCATCTGCGCTCAAGGCGGCCACGGCGTTCGCTACCTGCCAGGAGTTGCCCGCCCGCGGCATCCTGTTCGTCGGCCCGAACGGGTCGGGGAAGACGCACCTGGCGACGGCGATCCTGAACACCGTTCTCGATCGTGACTTGCGAGTGACCGGCGCCTTCGTCACCTTCGCCGGCTACCTGCGGCGGCTCATGGCGGCGTTCTCGGACTCGGAGAGGGCCGGAGATGCGGACTCTTTGCGGCGGCTGATGGAGTCCGTCGGCCTGCTCGTGCTCGACGACCTGGGCGCGGCGGGCAAGAAGCGTAGCGGCTGGGACTCGGAGGAGCTTGTCGGCGTGCTGGACGCTCGAGACGCTACGGGACGGCCGCTGATCGCGACGACGGACCTGGGGGAGCGGGGGCTCGAAGAGCATCTCGGCCCGCGGGTGGTGAGCAGGCTGTACGGGATGTGCCGGGTCGTTCCGATGGCGGACGGGGAGACGGAGGCGGGGGATTATCGGAGGAGGCGAGGGTGAGGTGATGATGCCCGAGTGGTTGGCCAAGGCATGTCTGCTGCTAATCGCGGTGGGGTTCATCTCTGCGGTCATTGAGATAGTCCTCGAGGTCATGGGCTGTCGGAAGAGGAGGCGAGGGTGAGCGGCGAGTGGCCCTCCTGCAAGCACGGGACGACGCCGACCCAGGCATGGGTGAACACACGGTTCGGCCGGCCCTGCTCGCATCTAGTCGAAGGGAAGCCGCCGCAGCGGGAGGGCGGGTATTGGGATATGAAACGATTCCGCCAGCACCAGCAGTTGTGCTCGGCGATGGAGGTGCGGATATGTCAGCGGCCGGCTGGCCGGCGATGCTCCGTCGTGACGGATCCGGGAGCCTGTGAGCGGTGCGAAGAGAGGGAGGCGTGAGATGGTGACCGAGGCCGAACTCGCCAAGCCGCTGATACCGTGGCTCGAGGCCCAACACTGGACCGTCTACCAGGAAGTGCAGTGTTCCATGTACGGCGCGGTGGCTGACATCGTGGCGTTGCAGGGCAACCTGTCATGGGTAATCGAGGTGAAGCGGAGCCTGACATTCGCGCTGATCGAGCAGGCCACTCAGTGGCATGGTCGGGCGCGGTTTGTCTCGGTCGCCGTGCCGTCGCCGAAGACGCGAGCCAAGGGCAGGCGCATCGCAGAGAACCTGCTAGAGCAAATGGGCATAGGCCTCATTCTGATCGGCGACGAGAACTGGCGCGAACCCAACCAGGTCATAGGGCCGGCGCTCCGTCGGCGTCTGTACGAGGGCCTCGCCATCGCGAAGTTCTGCACGGAACAGCATAAGACGTGGGCGGAGGCGGGGACGGCCGGCTCGGATCACTGGACGCCATTCCAGCAGACCGCGCGGGATGTTTGCCGATATGTCGGTGAGCATCCTGGCTGCTCTCTCAAGGAGCTCGTTGACGGCATCGACCACCACTACAACCGGGATGCGACGGCTCGGTCATGCCTTGCCAGGTGGCTGAGAGAAGGCGTTATCAAGGGGGTGCGCGTGGAGCAGGCAGGGCGGGCGATCAAGCTGTATCGGGAGGCGGCATGAGACTCGGCACGATCATCGACACGAAGCGCCCGCTGGACCTGGACCTGGACACGCTCGTCGCTACCCGGCTGCTCGTGACAGCGACCAGCGGAGGCGGCAAATCCTGGGCCCTGCGGCGGATCCTCGACGCGCTGGTAGACGATGGCGGCGCCGGCATGACGCGTGAGCAGATCGGGGAGGCGTCGGCGTTGGAGCCGAGCAGCGGGACGTTTGGCACCTACCTGGGAGAGCTGAAGCGCAACGGTCTGGCCGAGGAGAGCGGCGGGCTGATTCGACTGGCGGAATTTCTGAGGGAGGTGTGATGTTTGAAGGCATCGCGGTATGGTTGCTGGACAAGTTCAGAAAGCCGAAGGGCAAGCTGCACCTTCTCAGCGAGAGATCGGTCGGGAATGTGCATGACGGCTACGCGCTCGCCTGCCAGTGGGATCGCCCGATAGACGGGCTCTTCGCTAACAAACAGACAGAACGGAGCGCGGACCCGAACGCATGGCCGGCGTTGCCGATCTGCAAGCACTGTCTACGGATCGCTGGATACCGCCGACATGGAGCGGAACGGGAACGCGATGTTCTGCTCGCATTCGTAGCTCGCGCCGAGGCGATGGAGGGAGCGCCATGATCCACATCGCCAACGTCCGCGACTTTCTCGTTCCGAACCCGACCGGCCGGGGCAAGCGTGCCGTGTTCCCCGACGAGGCGCACGTCTGGGTCGGGCGGGCGGCCCCGCGCTGGGGACTGAAGGCGAGTCCGCTGGCGAATCCGTCCGCGATTAGGGACTTCATGGGAACGACTCGCGATGAGAAGCGACGCTGGTGCATACGTGCCTATCGCATCGGTTTGCAGAATGCTCTGATTGTCCGGGAGCCCCAGAAGCTTGCCGAACTCGCCCGCCTTCGCGCTATCCACGAGAAGCACGGTCGCCTGACGCTGGTGTGTGCGTGTGCGCCGAAGCCTTGCCATGCGGAAGAAATACGCCGAGTCCTGTTGGAGGGATTGACGTGAGCGCCCACGCTCGGTATACTAGTAGTGCTACAGGTCGTGGAATGAGAGGCGCTCTTTTGCTGGCCCAATCTGGCAGTCCCGGACCATCCGCGACCTGTAGCAAGCGAGCGGCTCTCGGCCCGGGACTGTCCCTTTTGGAGACAGCGATGGCAGACGAAACGCAGGAAGAGTGGCGGCTGATCGGAGGATTTCCGGGATACGAGGTGTCTAGCCTCGGGAGGGTTCGGTGCTGGAACCCGATAAATCGCAATGCTTTCCCCCCAAGGGAACCGAGGATGCTGAGGCCAGGCCGTCATAGTGCTGGATACCTTACGGTGTCTCTGGTTGCTTCGGGGAAGCATAGATCGCGGTATGTCCATCGTCTCGTGCTGGAGGCATTCGTTGGCCCTAGTCCGAGTGGGATGGAATGCCGACACCTTGATGGCGACCGGCAGCACAACGTTCTGTCCAACCTTGCATGGGGAACGTGCGGAGATCAGGTTTCTGATCGGAGACAACATGGCACCCTGGAACGAGGCGAGGCTCATCACGCGAGCAAGCTCACGGAGCAGCAGGTTCGCGAGATAAGGCGGACGACGGGAACTGTAACGGAAGCCACGTGGGCGGACAGGTTGGGTCTCAGTCCAGCGGCTATCCATGATGCGCGCAGTGGTCGCAACTGGGGATGGGTCAAATGAAGCCCTGCCATGCGTTGGTCATCAAGGAGTTGCTGAAGGAGGCCGCCGGTGTTTGAGGTCTTCATCGCCGGCGACAACGGAGTGAACGGCGCCATGGTCGTCGGGCGCATCGGGACCAGCGGCATTGAGATCCTCGCCCCGCCCTTCGTCTGGTGGCACAGGCGCACCCCCAAATATGACCTGCACAAAGAGGAAATCTTCGACCGCCTGCGCTTCTGGATACAGGAGTATCGCCCCCGCTTCCTGGCGATGGAGCAAGCGAAAGTCCACAAGGGCCGGCGGCTCGTCGTTGTGTCGCAGGCATGGAAGGGCGCCGAGCTGGCGTTGGTGGCGAGTCAGTGCCCGAACCCGCCTGAGCTGATGATGGTACCGGGGCAGGGCTGGAAGCGGACGGACGAGGGCTGGGCGATCCTGCGATCGAGCTTCGCCGAGATCGTGAGCCGGGATGAGCTGCGGGAACTGGGCGGGCCCAAAGGGGAGAACGTAAGAGACTGCTGCGCGATCCTCGTTCGCGCGGAGGCGCAGTGGGATGAGATGAGGAGGAAGATGCGAGATGCCAGAGCTCAAGGCTGAAGACCTCAAAATCGGGCGGTGGTACAGGGCGAAGAAACCGGCGCCCGCGCGGGGCCAACTGGGACCCGTGGTCAATGACAGGGAGATCATCTGGATGGGGAATGGCTTGGTGCAGTATGACGGCCCGGCCGTGCGTGACGGGCAGCACTTCCCCAGGGTGTTCGTCGAGAACTTCCTCAAGTGGGCCCACCGTGACGTAACCGACGAGCTGCCGCCGGGCGACTGGGAGACGTGGGAGAGCTACCGGGAGGTCAAGGCCAGAGCATGAAGCGCATCCTCCGCGTCTTCCCCCGCCGAACGAAGGCCACCCCGACCGATGAGCTCGCGTTCATCGGAGGGCCCGGGCTGTTCCTGCCACCGGCCGACGAGATCGACGAGGTGCATATCAGCATCACCTTCCAGGCCGATGCCGGCGACTCCATGAACGGCCTGCGGAATGCCTGGGAACACCACTACCCAGGGAAGGTCCTGTACGGCGGGCCGGCCTTCGGACTCATCCATGCCAGCAACCGCGAGGATACGTTCGTTCCGGGCCGCTATCTGCGCCTGGGCTACACCATCACGAGTCGCGGCTGCCCCAACGATTGCCCCTGGTGCATGGTGCCTCATTGGGAGGGCGATCTGCGGGAGATCCGCCCGATACCCGAGGGCCACATCGTCCAGGACAATAACCTGCTGGCCTGTTCCGATCGGCATGTCGAGCTCGTCTTCGAGATGCTCACACACCAGCGGCGCGCGGCGAAATTCGCCGGCGGCTTCGAGGCGGAGCGCGTAACGCCCGCCCTGGTGGAGCAGCTCCAGGCGCTGCGCATCGAGGAGATCTGGCTGGCCTTCGATGATGAGTTCTCCAGGGAGGCCGTCGTTCGGGCGATCGGGCTGTTGCGGAAGGCTGGACTCACGCGCCGGCAGGTGCGGTGCTACGTCCTGGCCGCCTTTGAGGATGAGGACACGCCGGCAGCGGCCGAGGCGAGGTGCGAGGATATGCTCGGCGCCGGCGCCCTGCCTTTCGCCATGATGTATCAGCCTCCGGAGTGCCGCACGTACCGGGGAGAATGGGCGGCGGTGCGCCGCAAGTGGACGCGGCCGGCGGCGATGCTGGCGCGCAAGGGAGCTTCTGATGGCTGAACTCGGCACGATCCGACGTGACGGCGACAGGCTCTACATCCGCCTCCCGCGTCAATCGTTCGGTCCCATCCCGACAGTGGGAGGCTACTGGGCTGAGGTCTGCCCGCACGCGATCGAGGGACTCGGGGATCTCGCAGAGGGCGCGGTGATCGACCACGAGGCCCTGCTGCTGCGCGGCGAGCTCGTGGTGGTGAGAGAGCCGCCGACGCGCATGGATGACCAGACGTTCGAGGCGTTGATGCGGGAGGCAGATGCGATGGGAAAGGCGGAGCAGTGAAAGCGATCTACGAACCCAAAGGCAAGGCTCGGGAGTATGCGCCCCTGGCCTGCAACCTCTACTCCGGCTGCGTCCACGGCTGCCTCTACTGCTACGTGCCCCAGGTGGTGCACCGCAAGCGCGAGGAGTTCCACGCCGAGGCGACGCCGCGCCTGGGGATATTGGATGCGTTGCAACGGGACGCGCAGACCTATGCTGGCACGGAGTGGCCGGTCCTGCTCTCGTTCACGTCCGACCCCTACCCGCCGATCGAGGAGGAGTTGGAGGTCACGCGCGATGCCATCGGGATTCTCACGGCGCGCAACATCCCCGTTCACGTCCTGACGAAGGCCGGGATGAGGGCGGCTCGAGACTTCCCGCTGCTGAAGGGGCGAGGCTGCGCGTTCGGGACGACGCTGGTGTTCGCCGGGCTGGTCGGAGAGGCGCTGCGCGAACACTGGGAGCCACATGCGGCGACGATCCACAGCCGCGTCACAGCGATCCGCATGGCTCATTCCCTGGGAATCCCGACCTTCGTGAGCATCGAGCCTATCATCGACCCCTTGCAGGCAATCGTGCTGATCGAGACGCTGTCCGACGTGGTCGACGAGTGGCGGATCGGGAAACTCCACTATCACGCCCACGCGCAGACAGTGGACTGGGCCGAGTGGACGCCGCGGATCTATGAGGCGTTGCTGGCGTCGGGCCGGCGCTACCTTGTGAAGGAGAGCCTGCGGGAGTATCTGCCGGAGGGGACGACGTTCGTGGGAGGCTCGAATGGCAAGGCGTAGCCGAAGAGCGAGGCGAGAAGGCCGGGGAGCGGAGGTCGTGTCGATACCGGTCGCGAATATCAGAGCGATGGTGCAGGCGATCCCAGAGGAGTCGGAGCTCTGGACATCCCAATTCGGCGAGATGACGAAGGCCGAGATACTGGTGCGGGTGGCGCGCCTCGAGATGAACAACAGGACTGTCATCGCAGCGGTTCGAGAACCTGACGGCCGGCTGAGGATGAAGCTGTGAGGGGCCTCTCGAGGGCGGGAGGTCCTTCCTGATGGCGTGGGGACTCTACGGACACATACGCGCTCCGCTTGAGTTCGGCGCCGAGTTCCAGGCCCTCTGTGCGCGCCCCTACCATGGGCACCCGCGTGGCTGCCCCAATCATGGCAAGCGTGGATCATGTCCACCGGCGGCGCCGCTTATCGACCAGGTGCTCGACCTCTCGAGGCCGGTCTACGTGATCGCGACCCGGTTCGATCTGGGCGCGCACGTTCAGCGAATGCGGGAGCGACACCCCGACTGGTCAGAGCGGCAACTCTACTGCTGCCTGTACTGGCAGGGGACGGCGCGCAAGACTCACCGGGAAGATGTGAAGTGGGCGCGGGGCCAGTGGGGATTCCGCCGCGTCGTATTCACGCCCGAAGGGCACGGGGTCAACGTGACCGCGCTGATGGCCGCGCATGGGGTGACGCTGGAATGGCCGCCGAGGCGGTATACCTGGGTCGTCAGCCTGGGAGGGGTCGCCTAGTGTCCCAGCTCGCCCTGTCAACCGAAGAGGAGCGCTCCTACCTGGCAGCGTGGATCAACGAGCCTGATCCCGGCGCGCCGCCGCGCTTCATCGAGGGCGACGGGCGAGAGGTCCTCAAGCGGTTTCCGGCCGACAGCTTCGACTTCGAGGGGACCAGCCCGCCCTACCCTCGTGCGCAGCGGAAGCCCGAGGATCTTGGCAGGTATCGGCGGTTCGTCGACGACAGCGGCAGTCTGCTGCCGGGAGCGAACGACATCCCGAGGGTGCATACGGCGGCGAGGAAGCTGCACCAGCAAGGATACCGAGACGAGGACTTCCAGGAAGAGAACCGGCGCCGGAAGCGGGAGCAATACGCGCTGGAGAAGGGGGACGATCACCCGAACGGGCTGATGTCACAGACGGACAGGGCCGCCATGGCGCGGCGCCGGGAGGAGCTCGCCGGAGAACACGCCGACGCGCCGCGAGGCCGCAGGGAGAGGGACCTGGCCGCCCGGCAGGCCGACCTGCTCGACGCGGGACGATCGCCGCACGCCCGGAAGAAACTGGAGCGGGAAGGCCTTCGATCTCCACACCGGGATGCCCGCGAGGGCTTCAAGCACGGCAAGCCCAACCTCAAGGGCGAGACCGGGCTCTCCGTCCAACTGACTCCTGCTGAGTGGTGGCCCTGGTTCCGGCCGTTCGCGGTGGAGCTGCTCCGGGTGTTGAAGCCGCGCCGATCGCTCCTGCTGAACGTCGGCGGCGTGGTGAGCGAGTCCTGGCACCACAGCACCTATGACTGGGATCTGCCGCGCCAGATGGAGAGCCTGGGCTGGAAGTTCATTCGCCCCATCTACTGGGTGAAGCCGAACGGGCCGCCCTGCACGGCCGAGGGGTCGATGACCAACGTGGTCGAGCACATCTTCTGGTTCGCCAAGGGCACGAGTCCGGATGTGGGCCCGGAGTGGTTCCCCTGGGAGTTGCACCAGACGAAGGTCGGCACGCCGACGAAGCGGCCGATCGTGCGGAACGTCTTTGACTTCCCGGTGGGGCAGACGCGATGGCCGGAGGGACAGGCGCACTTCGCCTGCTTCCCCTCGGCGATGGCGGAGCGGATGGTCCGGGGATGGTCGGCGCCGGGGGAGCTTGTGCTCGATCCGTTCTCCGGCTCCGGGACGTTGCCGCTCGCGGCGTGCCGGCAGGGCCGGCGGTGGGTGGGGATCGACCTCAACCCCGAGGGTGAGCTGGACTGCGCCCGGGCGCGGTGGGAAATGGAGTTCGGAGGAGAGCGTGGCAATGACTGACCACAACGAACTGATCGAAAGACTCGCGGCTAAGATGTGCGAGTTCGAGCGTACCACCCATGGCTGGCGGCGCTGTAGCGAGACAACGAAGGACATCTACCGAGATCGCGCGGGGGTGGCGTATCGGTTCTTCTGCGTCCACCTCGGAGTGCAGAGAATGCCTGGCGAGAAGGAGGATGAGGCCTGATGCACGCACTGACGGTGAAGCAGCCGCACGCGGAGCTGATCGTCTGCGGGATGAAGACCTTGGAGATCCGCACCTGGTGGCCGCGGGTGCAACTCCCGATGCTGGTGGCGATCCACGCAGGGAAACGGGCGGATGAGTTCGCGCCGGCAGAACTCTGGCGCATGGCAGACCCACATTTGCTGCACGGGAAATGGGCGGAACGCATGGGCGGCATCGTCGGCGTGGCGCGGTTCGTGGAGCGCATAGGTTTCGGAGACTACGGCGAGATCGAGGGTCGGGCGATGTGGGAGCGACTCGCCGACCAGCATCTCAACCCCCTCGACTCGTGGGCACCGAACAAGGTCGGCTGGCGCTTCGAGGCCCCGGTCCGCTTCCCCGAGTTCATCCCGTGCCGCGGCCGACAGGGGCTGTGGATGTTGCCGGAGGAAGCGGAGAGGCTGGTGGTGACCGACTGATGCCCTGTGAGCATATCCGCTTCGACAATCTGCGCGGGACGCAATGCGGAGTCACCGGTGTGAGCGTGACTGCGGATTGCGGGTCTTTCACCGGGGAGCGGTGTGCTCCGATGCTGGCGCTGGACGTGCGGGAAGGCCGGCTCGCCCTCGACGAGATACAGCGGCCGATGAACGCTGCTGTGCGGTCGGTGCTGATTCAACTCGGGGACCTAGAGCCGGAGGCGCCGCCGCTGCCGTTGGGGAAGCCGCGGACATACGCGCCGCGGAACCGGGGCAGGGGCAAGTGGAAGTGGAGTCCGGAGCAGCGCGCGAGGATGGCGGAGACGAAGCGGAAGTGGTGGGCGGCGAGAAAGGCGGCGAGATGATGGCAGAGACGGAGACACCAAAGGAGGCGATGGAATGAGGGACTTCACAGAGGAAGAGCTGAGAGTGGGGCGACCAACGATGGCTCCGGCTGATACCATCGCCTTCTGCCTTGGGCGACTGTTCGCCGATCGGACACGCGCCACCGGGGATGAGGTGGTGCCGGGGCTCACTTTTGAGGAGCTGATAGGCGCGCTCCTACAGGCAGAGACGGAGAAGGCGACGGAATGATCATCCACCCGATGTACGGCGAGGGTCAGAACCATGGGCTCACGATCATCGAGCAGGGCGAGAACTCGGCCCGCTTCACCCTGGAGGCGATCAGGGAGGCACCGGCTGAGTACGGCGTGGGGGCGGCGCTCGTGCTGGTGAAGCTGCCGCCGCCTCCGCTGACGGTCTTCGTCGAGTGGACGCGGACAGAAGACTACTACCCGGAGAGAGATGGTTCGGGTTGGCGGAACCTCTGGCTGCAGTTCGGGGCGAGCCCGGACAGGCAGCATCCGGTCTTCTACGTGCGGCCCGCTGGCGCGTTTCGGTATGAGACCGGCTGGAACACGGGCCCGGGCAGGGAGCAGCAACGCATTCTCGGAGACCTGGCGGGAGAGCCCCTTCCCGGTTTCTACCTTGGACTCCGGGAGGACGGCTTCGGCATTGGCGACCGAACGGGGTATTGCGGGGGCTACAGGTGGGACGGGATCTCTCAGTATGGTGAGATCCGACCGGGGTGGCTGGGAGCGTACGTCGAGGGGTGCAAGGCGGATGTGGCTATCAGAATGGAGGCGACATGATCACCAGGATAAGGCGGTGGCACTGGCCATGGGTGCGCCTATACTACGGGTGGCGAATCAGGATAGGGCTGTGGTGCTATGACTGGCTCTGCCGATACCACTTGTGGCGCATGACGAGGGCGTTGCGAGGCCTTGGGCATGCGCTGGAGCGGGAGTTGACTCCGGCTATCAGGGAAGCGGCGCAAGCGATTCGAGCATTCGTGGAACGAGCCGGGCCGGCATTTGTGGCTTGGCGAGAAAGATGGTGACCCGGTCCTATGCTGGTGATGCGAAGGAAGCGGCGCGAGAGCATCGTCGTCGAACTGACGGAGAGAGAAGCGGCGATCTTCCACTCGAAGGAGCTCTCCCCCGGCATGTCTTTCCTGCGGTTTGAGGGGATGGACGAGATGGAGGAAGGCAATGCTATCGGGCTGGGCCGAGAGAAGTTCCGCCGAACGAAGCAGCGGCTGGCGTGGTTTGCGAAGTGCGTCGCCGAGAGCTATGAGGGCTATCGGCCGGAGTGGCTCAGCGAATGGGGGTAAGGGGCGACGAGGCACTCTTCGCGCGGATCGCCAGGGGCGAACTCATCGGCGGGAGCCAGCGGTTCGTATCAGATACGATCATTCGGCTCAATCAGCGACCGGTCATGGAGACGGGAATCAATGGCGAGCGGTACGTGCTCTACGGCGGACCCGACGGAGAGTGGCGATCACGGAGTGCGGCGATAATCAGATATTTCGAGAGATGCCATGCCAGCAGGATCAGAGACGAGAGTCGCGGCAGAGATTGAAGAAAAGCTCAGGGCACTGATGGAGTCCCTCGGGATAGCCCTGCCACCGGGCGAGCTGCGCCTCGTGTCTCCGGCGCAGGGCGCGTTCCTGGACCTGTGTGCGGAGCTGGGGGATGCGAAGCTGACGCTGGTGCAGGTTGACCGCGGGGAGCCGCTGCTCGCCGACCACGAATACAGGCAGGGGATCATCCAGCGCATTCGGTTTGACGGCAAACGCGAGAAGTCCGCGGGTCGGTGAGGATTGCTTTGGCTGTAGGGCATATGGTATAGTACGCGTAGACGTGCCGCGATGAGGTAGCTACCCCGCCGGGCAGACCGGACAGGCGGCGCTGAGCGGCAGACAACTCGGAGCAACGAGAAGAGACGGGTCGGCGCGCAGAGCGCACATGCGTCCAGGGATCGATACCCCTGGGCGCTTTTCGTTTTGGGGAGGGCAGCAGTACGCGATGTAGTTGCATGATGTAAGGGAGACGGGAGGCCGTGTTGTAAGCACGGCCTCCCCGGACACATCCCCTGATGAAGCAGGGGAGTGACCGGCGAGCGTTGCTCGCCATTGGTCATTCCAGAGATCAGGGGCATGTGTGAGATGGAAACGGGGCCGAAGATCGAGATGGTCGCAATAGACCAGGTGCAACTGAACCCGAAGAACCCGAGATTGAACGACGCGGCGGTAGGTCCAGTGGCCGACTCCATTCGGCACTTCGGTTTCCGGCAACCGATCGTGGCGAACCGCAGGACGCGGCAGATCGAGGCGGGGAACACCCGCTGGAGGGCAGCGCAGGTCCTCGGGCTTGCGCGGATCCCCGTGATCTGGGTGGACGATGACGAGAGTACGGCGACTGCCTTCGGAATTGCAGACAATAGGACGGGCGAGCTAGCGCAGTGGGACGAACCGGTCCTGGCAGAGCTGCTGCAGTCCCTCCAATCCGAGGGGCAACTCGATGCCACCGGCTATGACGAGAACGCCCTGGGGGAACTGGTGGCGGCGTTGCAGGCGGCGAATCCTACGCCACCGCCCGAAGAGGGCGAGATACCCGAGCCGCAGGAGGGCCCGACGCGGGTTCAGCCGGGGGAGGTGTGGCAGCTGGGCAAGCACCGGTTGCTGGTTGGTGACTGCACGGTTGAGGAGAACTGGCAGCGGCTGATGGATGGGAAGCTGGCGCACTCGATCTCGACGGACCCGCCGTACGGGATCAACTACGTAGGCGGCAGGGCGGCCCAAGAGGAGCGCATCTCAGCCCATCGGCGTGGCGTGGGCGATTTGGAGGCCGATGCCTACTGGGACGAGATGAGCGACGACGAGTACGTTGGCATGGTGGTCGGGAGCATGTCTCTCGCCCACCAGTTCAGCGACGAGAAGGCACCGCTGTACATCTGGTTCGCCAGCACGAAGATGCGCAGCCTGCTTCGGTCCATCTGGGAGGCCGGCTGGCAGGAACGTACGCTGATTGCCTGGGTGAAGAATAACGGCGCCGGCGCGCTGTTTGCCCAGTACAAGCACTGGTATGAACCCGTCTACTACTGCTTCAAGCATGGGAAGGCTCCTCGCTGGCACGGTCCCACCAACGAGCGCACGGTGTGGGAACATGACAAGCCGACTGTCAACGACCTCCACCCGACGATGAAGCCCATCGCCCTCATCGAGCGCACAATCGTGAACTCCACTCTACCAGGCCAACTCGTCGTCGACCCGTTCATGGGGTCGGGCACCTGCTTCATCGCTGCTGAGCGAACTGCTAGGGTGGCGTACGGGTTCGAACTCGATCCCCGCTACTGCGACGTGATCCTTGCCCGGTGGGAGAACCTGACCGGAAAGCTGGCCGAGCGTGTCGTTTAAGAAACGGTCATGCACTATAGTACAGTGCCATCAGTGCGCCAGAATGTTTGATTCTGCGGGGCATCCCCATCAGCAATTCTGTTCTCGGCGTTGCGCGGGAAAGTCACGGGCAGGCCAACCAACTGCGCAACATGGAGCGAAGTTAGGGCAAAGGCCATGGAACAAAGGCATCGCCTGGCATCATGCACCGCCAACAGTTGTGACGAGGGCACGGATTAGCGAATCGAAGCGGAACAGGCCGGGCGAACGCGTAACCCCAGAACATAACCGCCAACGGAAAACGAGTGAGTATGGCCGGTGGCGTCGCGAGGTGTTCCAAAGAGACGACTACACCTGCCAGTTCTGTGGCGATAGGGGCGCGAAAGGACATAGAGTCAGGCTCCATGCGGACCACATTCTGCCCTTTGCTACACACCCGGACTTGCGGCTAGATGTAGCGAATGGGCGGACTCTGTGTGAGGACTGCCATCGCAGAACGCCGACCTATGGATACGGAGGGGCCGCGGCCGAGGTGGAACGCAATCGGGAACGGGGGCAACTTGCGCTGGCGTTGAACCTGACCGGCCAGAAGGCGGAGCGCGTCCATGACTGAGCGAGTCAAGGATATGCTATTCACCATCCTGTTTGTCGTTGGGGGCATAGGGGTTCTCGTGTTGCTGGCGATGGGCACTTGCCTAATGGTAGATACTGGATTCGGGAGTCACGCACCATAATGGACGCCGCGCAAAGACAGCCGTGGGAGAGGTGCAAGGGAGAGGGCGAGAAGCCCTTTGCGGCGTTCTGCCGCTACCTGGACCTCGGCACCCAGCGGAGCATCCATCAGGCGGTCAAGGACTTCCTCACAGAGACTTCGCAGCCCTATCGCAAATCGGTCTATGATTGGTGGCGGCAATGGGCGGGGCGGTGGAAGTGGCGCGACCGAGCCCAGGCATTCGATGACTACAAGGAGTATGTCGCCAGGAAGGCTGAGGTTGAGGCTGAGGCGGCCGCAAGGGCGGCCGATGCCGAGGACCGCGTCCAGCAACGGAAGCTGCTTACCGAGGAAGCGAAAGGCATCCGCACCATCGCCCGGCTCCTCGCCGCCCGCATTCTGGAGGTGCTGAGCGACCCGGCGAAACTCAGGACCCTGGAGCTCCATCGCGTCAAGACGGTGGTTGCTACGGATCCCCTCAACCGCACAGAGACGGTCACCCCCGGCGTCCTCGATTTGGTGAAGTTGGCAGGCGACGGGCTGAAGGTCGGCTCCGAACTCTACCGGGTCGCGCAGCTCGACCAGCCCGACGAGGACGGCCAGCCGAAGACGGCGGAGCGGAAGGCCCAGGAGATAGCGACGGTGCTGACGGGGCGGCTACTGGAGATGAGCCTCGACGAGATGTTGGTGCTGAGGGATGAGCTGATCAGACTGAATGGGAAGGCGGCTGTGGAGTGACGGCAACCATTGACATCCTTGATAGCGTGCGTGCGCACCCCGAGTTACAGGAGGCAGTGCTGTTGGGGATCGACGTGGCGCTGGCCCCGCGGTTGGCCGAACTGTACGCGGATAACTACGTCGGCTTCGTGCGGGACTGCTTCGAGTGGGGTGAGGGTGAGGGGCCGGCGCCATACCAACTCGAGCCGCTGCGGCGGCTGCCGACGACGCGACGGGAGGCGATGCGCGGACCCCATGGCCTCGGCAAGACGGCGATGGCGGCGTGGGCAATCCTCTGCTTCGCCCTGACCCGGGAGGCCATGGGTGTCGACTGGAAGGTCGTTACCACTGCCAGCGCCTGGCGTCAGCTCTCACACTATCTTTGGCCGGAGATTCACAAGTGGTCGAGGCGGCTGAGGTGGGGGCGGATCGGGCGTGGGCCGTTCAGCGAGCGCGAGGAGCTGCTGCACCTGATGCTCAAACTCCAGCACGGCGAGGCGTTCGCAGTGGCATCCGACAAGCCGGACCTGATCGAGGGCGCGCACGCGTCGCACCTGCTGTACGTGTTCGATGAGGCTAAGGCTATCCCGGCAGCGACGTGGAACGCGGCAGAGGGCGCGCTGGCCTCCGGTGACTGCTACGCTCTGTCCATCAGCACGCCAGGAGAGCCGCATGGGCGCTTCTACGACATCCATGCGCGCAAGCCCGGGTATGAGGACTGGACGGTACAGCACGTCAAGTTGGCTGAGTGCCTCGCGGCCGGCCGCGTGTCCCCGGAGTGGGCGGAGCAGCGGAAACTCCAGTGGGGCGAGGCCTCGGCCGTCTACCAGAACCGTGTCCTGGGCGAGTTTGCTTCGTCGGAAGAGGATGGCATCATTCCGCTTTCGTGGGTCGAGGCGGCCAACGATCGGTGGAAGGCACTGGATGACTCCGGCACGTGGGGCGAGTTCACCTGCGTCGGCGTGGACGTTGGGCGGGGTGGCGATGCGACGGTGCTGGCGCTGCGGTATGGCGAAGCGATCCGGGAGCTGCGGCGATACGGGGTGGCCAACACCATGACGGTGACGGGGCATGTTGCCACGGTGCTGCGGGGCCATGGCGGCTATGCGGTGGTAGATGTGATCGGCGTCGGCGCCGGCGTGGTGGACAAGCTCAGGGAGGACAAGCGAGGCGTCGAGGCTTTCAACGCGGGGGAGTCAACGGACTGGAAGGACCGGTCCGGTGAGATGCTATTCGCGAACAAGCGCGCGGCCGCTTGGTGGAACCTGCGGGAGTTGCTGGACCCAGCGAACGGACACGCACTGGCATTGCCGCCGGACGATCTGCTGACCGGTGATCTGACAGCTCCTCACTGGCGGCCCTCCAGCGGCGGCCGGATCATGGTCGAGTCCAAGGACGACATCAAGAAGCGCCTCGGCCGCTCGACAGACGACGGCGACGCGGTGGTCATGGCGTTCTGGCAAGAGCCGGCGGTGGCGGTTCCGCCGTTCCGGATCGGGAGAGCGTAATGGGAACGGGGGCGCGGGTGATCGCGCCGTGCGAATGGTGCGGAGCGGACGTGCACGGGATAAGACCCGGTGCCCCTGCTATCCCTTGCCCGAGTTGCGACGGCCCGGTGGCCGTTGCGCGGGCTCTCATATCCCCTCCGTCGATACGGTATGCGTCCTGCAGGCTGGCGATCGTGCGTGATGGGGAGGTGGAGAGCACTGTCGAGTTCTGAAAGGAGCCCATATGCGACGAGTATGGCGATGGTTGCTTCGGACGTGGCGAGGCTGGGACTATCAGAAAGTCGATGGGCACTGGGTAGTGGTAGCAACGCGTCCGCTGAGTGTGAAGGGATGGGAGGCGGCGAGGAAAGACGCCGCGGTGTCGCTGCCGGTGATGAACGCGGTGGATGTCTTGTTCGCCGGCGTGACGGATGGGATGGTGCACTTCGCAGAGGACGCTGAGGCGGCGGGAGCGGGGGCCTGAGACCATCCAGTGCAGATGCGTTGAAGCGTTCGGGACAGGAGCGTGAGATGAGAGTACTGCGGATTCTAGAGACGTGGTTTGAGGAGCGCTTGAGTGGGAGTATCAGGATCGGGCGGCTGACGATCTACGGCTTCAACGCGATGCACGTGGCCCTGACATACCGCACACGGCGATGGGGTTACGTTTGCTTCCATCCCCAGGTCCGTTGCTTCGGCGGCTGGTGGCCCTGGTACTTCTATCTCAGCCCCGATGCGACCCCTGGCATGGCATACATCGCCTTCGGGCCCGGCGTGGATAAGCGAGACAAGGAGAGGGCCATTCAACGGAGGACTGGGACCGACTATGCCCGGTGGTACCCGAACGATTACAGCTTCGGGTCCGACGGGGTGAGTGCTGTCAGGGAAGGCGCGAGCTGATGGCCGATGAGTACAAAGTGGCGATCACGCAGAAGCGGCGCCCGTTGCTGGGTCGCCTTCGGATCTTCCCGCGGGCGTTCCGATTCTTCCCTGTCGTGTTCGAGTTGCCGACGCGACGACGGCTCCTGTGGCGGGTGCTCGGCGCATGGTTCATAGCAGGCATTCAGTTCTACGTCGACGGTGTGCCGATGGAGGTGTTCTGATGGGGTCAGTCGAGGAAGAGGGTACGAGCTGATGGCTGGCTACCTACGCCGCGTATTCCGTCGAGCTCGTCTGAGACAGGAGCAAGCGACACTGTTGAGAGGCGAGGAGAAACTGCGGGAAGCGGCGGCGGGTCTGAATCTCGCCGTCCAGCCGTCTGACCCCAACGCGCCCGGCAGTCAAGCGAGAATCATAGATCGGCACAAGCGGGAGTTGGGGATCTCTCCGCAGTTCGTGCGCTTCGAGTCGCGAGAGCGCTTGCACGCCATACTGGCCGCGTTCGCGGCCGGCGCCATGGAGATCAAGTGGATTGCCGGTAACACCCTCGTCCTCGATACGGCGCAGCACACTATCAAGACCGAAGGCGAGATCGCCCATGGCACATCATAAGCGCAAGGGGCGGGCGAAGCGGAACACGAAGGCGAGCTGCCTCTGCTGTCACCCCTACCGATGTGCGGGCAATGCCAAGGACAGGCGACCACCGCGGGACTTGAAGCAGCAACAGACGGAGAGAGAGGACGAGGAGGCGAGGGATGAGTGAGGCGGTGTTGTGCCGTCACTATACGACGGTGCCCCTGGCTGGGCTAGAGGCATTGCTTTGGCTTGGTGGAGGCCAGGGGCGAACTCGCTTCTGCCTCAAGTATGGTCCCAGGCAAGACAGGACGTGCGACTGCATGGTTCCAGAGGGTCAGCCGCTTTGCGGCGATTACGAACCCTGTGACAAGGGAGGCCAGCGATGCTGAAGTCGCGCAACCAACTGAGGCGTGAGCGGCGGCGGGCGGAGTCCGCGAAGCCGGGGACAGTCCAGTACGTGCAGGCGCACAGGAAGCCGCGGCCGCGCCGGTCGATGCTTAGGGCATTGGCGAAGATCAACGTCGCGCTCGGGCCAAGGCGGTTGGATAGAGTGGGAGGCACGGCGAGATGACGAGACCACTGGATAGGGCGATAGAGAAGTCGGGCAAGGTGGCAGAGAAGGTGGTGGAGGCTGGGCTAACGGCACTCTTCACGCCGGCGCGCGTCGTGGAGAAGTCAGCTCTGGCAGTAGACAGGGGACTCAAACGACTCTTCGGGATGGACTGGTGATAGGAGAATCCATATGCGCCTGAGCGATCTGAACGGCCTGCCAACGGAGAGGCTTCAGAGGGCGATGATCGCCGCCGGTGTCACCATGACGGAGGATGAGGAGGAGGTTCTCTTCCGTGGGGATTCGCCGGCAGCTACGATGCTCAGAACGCTGATGGTGGGTTGGCTGGGGAACATAGAGCTCACCGACGAACAGGCGGACGCCGTGATAGCGGTCGCAGCCGCGGCGTTCTGTTTGGGGTGCGCGTATGAGTCCGTGGCAGCCGGTCCGATACTGTGAGGCAAGCCCGCGACCAACACTGGGCGGAGCTGCTCAGGGCACTAGAAATCGCTGCGGACGGTCTCCCTGGAGGGCATGGAGAACTTGGGGTGCGCGTGACGATCTATGATGGATACCCGTCTCGCGTGCGGATAGTGGAGCGAGTGATTGACTACAACAAGTTGGGCATGGCGAATTCGGTGCTGAGGGAAACGTGATGGGGGAGAAGCGTAGCGTCGAGCGAGTGCGCGAACTGCTTGACGCGGAGTAACTCGTCGGCGTAGTATGGTACTAGCTTTGTGACAATCGCATAACGATCGCCCACGTAAAAGACGAGGCGAGCCATGTCTTCGGGAGACCGGAGCGGCTCGCCTTTTTCGTTTGGGAGATGCGCATGGGGGTTGCAGAGAAACTGCGGAATCTGTTCCAGCGGCAGGGCGAGGCACAGCCTACAGTCGCCCGGGCAAAGGCCGCGGCCCGCGCGAGGCGGGAGTCGCTATCCCTCGTCACGCCTCAGCAGGCGAACCGGCCCCAGTGGACGGACTGGAGCACCGCCAACGCCATCCAGAACGGGCTGAAGGCGAGCGAATGGGTCTATTCATGCGTGCGCAAACTGGCCGACGCCATATCTGCCGCATCATGGTTCGTCGAGCAGCGGGCGGGCGAGGATGAGTGGGAGCGCGACATGTCGCACCCATTGACCAACCTGCTGTCCCGGCCCAACGCGCAGATGAGCCGACAGGACCTGTTCGAGCGTACCGCGTACCACCTGTATTTGGGCGGCAACGCGCTGTGGCATCTGGAGCGCAGCGGCAAGGGCATCCCGCAGAGCATCGTTCCGTTGATGCCCGATCAGATCAAGCCGGTGCCTGCTGGCACGGGGCTGGAGGTGGCGCGTTACGAGTACCGGATCGGGAGCAAGAAGCAGGACCTCGAACCGCAGGAGATCTGCCACCTGCAGATCGCTGACCCTGGCAATCCATTCTGGGGACTGGCGCCGCTGCGGGCAGCAATGACGACGGTGGACACCGACGTGGAGGCGGTGCGCTGGAACAAGGTGAGCCTGCAGAATCGGGCAGTGACCGATGGCGTGTTCGCGTACAAACAGCCGCTCACCAATGAGCAGTGGGAGGACGCGCGCAAGCACGTGAGGGAGCAGCACATGGGCGCTGATAACGCGCACACGCCCTGGGTGCTGGGCGCCGACGCGAGCTACCACCAGATGAGCCTCACGCCGGTCGAGATGGATTTCCTCCGGACGCGTCAGTTCAACGTGGCATCGATCGCGAATGTGTTCGGCGTGCCCGTCGTACTCATCTCCCAGGAGCGTACGACGTTCAACAACATGACCACCGGCCGCAAGATGTTCTGGGAAGATACGGTGATCCCGCGCCTTGATGACCTATGCGATGCCCTCGATCTGCGCCTGACGCCATATTGGAACCCCGAGGGACTGACCGACGCGAGCAAGAAGGTGTTGCAAATCGGCTATGACGTGTCGGGCATTCCGGCGATGCAGAGCATCTGGCGCGAGAAGGTTGACAGCGGACGCAAGCTCTGGGATATGGGCGTGCCGTTCAATGCGGTAAATCAGCGGCTTGAGTTGGGCATTGATGTGGTGGAGGGCGGCGACCTGCCTTGGGGAGGGAGGCAGCCCGGGGCCGTCGGCGCGCCGGCTGGAACGGGGGCGGTACCGAAGGCACTGATCGCCGCCACGGAGCTAAAGGCCGGTATGGGGGAGTCCGCGAAGGCGGCCTTCTACAAGGCCTTCGATAATGATCGAGCCCGGTGGGAAGAGCAGGTGGCGAAGCAGGTGGCGCAGCTCTTCGAGGCCGAGGGCGAGGCGGTGGCGGCCGCTTACGAGGAGGGCGGCAAAGCGGCGATCACCGGTGCCATCGCGCGAGGCGAAACCTACTGGTCGGCCTACCTCGTCCAGGCCTACGGCGCCATGATCAAGCACTTCGGGACACTGGAGGGCCGGCGGATCGTGCGGGCGATCCCGAAGGGCGATCTGCCCGAGCTGGAGCAGAAGCTGCTGGAACTGAAGGAGCGCGCCTGGGCGTTTGACTTCGAGGATCCCGCAGTGGAGCAGTTCATTCGGAGGACAGCGGCCGAGAAGGTCACGCTGATGACCGAGACCACCAAGGACGCCATCGCCGAGGCCGTCGCCGAGGGCGTGTCGCTGAACGAGGGCTCAGCCGATATTGCGCGCAGGATTCGGCTGTCTTACGCGGACTGGGCGGGCAAGGGCGACTCGCCGCTCGACCGCAGTCGGAGTTTCTTGATTGCGCGCACCGAGGCGGGGGCGGCGGTGAACTTCGGTCATCACGAGGGGGCGAGGCAGGTCGCCGAAGAGACCGGGGCCGTCGTGCTGAAGGAGTGGATCAGCTCGAGGGATGACAGGGTGCGGGATTCGCACCGCCACGTCGACGGCGAGATCAGGGCGATGGAGGACACGTTCTCGAACGGCCTGCTGTACCCGAATGCGCCCGGCGCGCCGGCGGCTGAGACCTGTAATTGTCGTTGCGCGGCGGCTCACCTTGTGGAGGGCTTGAGCGCGTGAGCATCGTCATCCCGATAGATTGGCACGCCGAGACGCCGCCGCCCCCGCCCCTGGGCGCGGATTGGATGGCGCAGATGCCGCGCGAGATCGCGGCCGAGCATCCGGCGCAGATGGCATTCCTGGGGGACTGGCGGGCAGGTCCGCGCAAGCGGGTTGACGCCGACATCCTACGCGGGGTAGCGCCGAAGGAACTGCGGCGAGCCGAGGTGTCGGGTGCCGACCAGGACGCGATACTGGACCTCGTCGCCCGCTTCTGGGTTGCCGCCGAGAAGCATCTGGACCTCGAGCGGCCGACGGCCCTCCTGCTCTGGAACTGCGGGAATGCCGATCAGAATCTGTGGGCGAAGCTGGCGGGCGAGCACCACATTCCGATCATGCACTGCGAGCATGGCTGGCTCCCTCAGACGAGGATCTTCGACCCGGTGGGCGGGTACGTGACGGGCCGGTGCGAGTGGGATGTCCTGCCGAGTCGTCCTGCGGGGGAGTGCCTGGGCGCGGCTATCATCCGACTCTGGCGGAAGGCTAGGCTGAGCAAGCACCAGCAGGGCGGCCGGCCATCTGAGCGGACGCAGGAGTTCTGCGGCACGGGTCCGGCGCTCTTGGTGGCGATGCAGCTCGAGGCGGACGGAGCGGCCGTCTACCACGAGACCGAGTTCGACTGCCAGCGCGATCTCATTCGCAGGTGCCTTAGCTGGCCCGGGCCCGTAGTGGTCAAACGGCATCCGCAGGCTGAGCGAATAGAGTGGGAGCCGGAGTTTGCGGAACAGCGACGGCTCTGCCAGATGGAGGTCGAGGCCAAGGGCGGGATGTGGCTCGACGCCAACGAGAGCATCCACGAGTTGCTTCCAATCGTCTCGGCTGTCGCTGCGATCAACAGCAACCTTCTGCTGGAAGCGGCGATGTCGGGTAGGCTCGCACTCTCCTTCGGCCACGGCCCCCATTCGGGGCGAGGTCTTACCGTGGACATGAGAGCCGGCGACTCCTGGCCGGTAGGCGAGCAGACACCGGAGCAATGGGCGGCGGTCTGCAAGCATGTCGGAAGCATGGAGGCATACTTGAGCCCGGAGGGCGCGTGGCTGCCAGACTGGGATCGCGAGTCGTTCTGGGGCTTCCCCTTCTGGGAGAACGCGCAGGCGGCGCTGGCGGAGAAGTGGCGACGATTACTGAGCAAGGAGAACTGACATGGAGGAGAAGGGCGCTACCACATTTGGGGATCTTCCGCTGGCTCCGCGGGAGCGCCGCTGGGACGCGACGGGTGCGGAGAAGCGGGTGCGGAAGTGGGCGGGCGCAGACGAGGCGCCGAACACGAAGTATCGCCGCGCCTTCTTCTGGTTCGACGGCGAGGCAGCCGAGACGTTCGGGGCCTACAAGCTCCAGTTCGCGGACGTGATCGACGGGTCGTTGGTGGCCGTGCCGCGGGGCGTCTTCGCTTCGGCGGCCGCCATCCAGGGGGCGCGGGGTGGCGTGGACATACCGGACTCGGACGTGCCCGGAGTGAAGACGCACATCGGACGGTACTACGCGAAGATGCGGCGGGAGTGGGAGGACGAGACAGTGCAGCCACCATGGAAGAGCAAAGCCGCCAGTGACGGGGAGGGCGGGGGAATGGAGTACAAGTCATTCCCTGCCGAGTTCAAAGTCGAAGGGGATGGGCGCACGGTGGAGGCGTATGCTTCCATCTTCGGCAACGTGGACGAGGGGGGCGACCGCGCCAACCGCGGCATGTTCGCGAGGACCATCGAGGAAAGCTTCGACGAGATCGCGTTCTGCTGGCAGCACGACTGGAAGTGGCCGATCGGCGTCCCGGTGGTCGTCGAGGAGCATTCCACGGGACTGTTCACACAATCGTACGTGTCGGAGACATCGAGCGGGAACGACGCGCTGGTGCTGCTGCGGGACGGCGCCGTCAAGCAGATGAGCATCGCCTACAACACCGTCAAGAGCATGACCGATGAAGATACGGGCGTGCGCGATCTGCTCGAGGTGGACCTGTGGGAGTATTCGCCCGTGACATGGGGCATGAACAAGCTCGCACGCGTTACCGGCGTGAAGGCCGGTGAATACGGCCTAGCGCTGAAGAAGTTCGCGGCCATGCGGGAGGACATCTCCGGCGGCCGCCTGTTGGACCCGCGATATCTTGGCGAAGTGATCGACGCCCTCAAGACTCTCCGCGAGGCGATGCCGGGTAACCCGCCCTCGCCAGACGGAGACGGAGAGGCCCTCGATCCTGCGCTGAAGGTAATCGCGACGGAGCTGTCCGAGTTCGTGAGTCACATCCGAATCGGCGAGGAACTGGCGGACTTCGCCAGGGGCCTGCGCGGATAACGAGCGGACAGTCGTTCTGAGAACGAAATCACAGGCCCGGTCTAGGCCGTAGGCATACGGCTGAACCGAGAGATTGAAACAGCCCCGTCTTCCCTGATCAGGGGGGGAGCCGGGGCTTTCTCTTTTGGCCGGGCCACAATTCCCTCGCCGAGGGCGAGGACAAGGAGATTAGAGTAATGAGTGCGATCACAGAGGAAATCAAAGGCAGCCTCGTGGAGTTCAAGAAGCTCTACGAGGAAGCGGTAGCCAATGCCGACGCCGCCAACGACCGCGTCGCGAAGTGCGAGGCAGGCGTTGAAGAGATCAAGGCCCGTATCACTGCGGGCGAAGGTTCGTCTATCGAGGAACTCAAAGAGCACAAGGAAGAGCTCAAGGAGGAGCGACGTGTCGCCGAGGCAGCGAATGCCGAGCGCGACGCAAAGCTCGTAGAGCTCTTCGGTCGAGTCGACAAGGTGGAGGCCGACGCCAAGCGGCTTCCGCAGTTGCTCGGCGGCGACGAGCAGGACAGCATCGGAGGGAGGATCGTTGAGTCGGAGGCCTACAAGGCCTTCCAGCCTGGGATGCAGAGCACCTCGGGGACGATCCTCGTCAAGACCTTCTTCCCCCGCGGCCGCAAGGCCAACGAGTTGACCGGCGGAAGCCTGGGCAACGTCGGCAGCTATCTCGGAGGCGTCACGCGCGTGCCTGGGATCATCGGTCCCCCGATGCTGCAGCTGCGCGTGCGTGACCTGTTTCCGGTCATGACCACAGACCAGGCAGCGGTCCAGTTCGTGCGGGAGACTCTCTTCACCAACCTCGCCGCGGTCCAGGACGAGGCAACGCCAGCCGCGAAGCCGCAGTCGGCGCTCGCCTTCGAGTCCAAGCAGGTGACAGTGGCGACCATCGCCCACTGGCTGGCGGCTGCCCGGCAGGTCATTACCGACGCGGCCGGTCTCCAGCAGTACATCGACAACAGGCTGATCTATGGCCTGGCGGTGGTCGAGGACGACGAGATCCTCAACGGGACCGGCGGCGGCACTCACCTCGAGGGCTTGCTGACCGAGGAGGACATTCAGACCATCGCGCAGGGCACAACGCCCTCGGTGGCCGACGACAATTACGCCGACGTTATCCGGCGTGCAATGACACTGGTGGAACTCGCCGAGTATTCGGCGAGCGGCATCGTGCTGCACCCGAACGACTGGTCGGCGATCGAGTTGCTGAAGGACGAGGACGGCCGCTACATCTGGGCGCGCGTGCAGGAGACCGGCGTGCGGCGCCTGTGGGGCCTGCCGGTCGTGACCACCCCGAAGATCGACGAGGGGACGTTCGCGACTGGCGCCTTCGCTCAGGCGGCGGCCCTGTACACTCGCGAGGACGCGACCGTGCGCATGTCCGACCAGCACAGCGACTTCTTCACCAAGAACCTCGTTGCCATTCTGGCCGAGGAGCGGTTGGCGCTCACGGTCTTCCGGCCGGAAGCGGTCGTGCTCGGCACGTTCACGGGAGCCGGTAGCTAACGACAACTACCGCCTCGCCTCCTGGGGCCAATGGGGGCCGGCCGTCTCGATCCGGCCGGCCCCCACGAAAGATGACTAAATGACTGGTGAGCGGGAGACAACCTACCTGGCTCAATTGCGGGAGAAGTGGGAACGGCTCGCCGTACTCGATCCGCTGTGGGCTGTGTGGACCGATCCGGCACACAAGGGCCGGCGCTGGAACCCGGAAGCGTTTTTCACCATAGGCGAGAGGGAAATGGCGCGGCTGATGAGTCAGCTTGAGCGCGGAGGCCACCAGTTCCCCCGCGGCGCGGCGCTCGATTTCGGCTGCGGCGTGGGCCGGCTCACCAGGCCTCTCGCGCGGCGATTCGAACGAGTGGTCGGTGTGGACATTTCGGCCACCATGGTCAGCTTCGCTACTGGCTACACGACGGAGTCGAACTGCACCTATGCGGTCAACGAGGCCGCCGACCTGCGAGGATACGGCACCAGGGGCTTCGACTTCGTGCTAAGTCGCAACACCCTCCAGCACATGGCGCCGGCGCTCAGCGAGGGCTACCTCTCCGAGTTGGTGCGGGTGCTGTCGGGCGAGGGCCTTCTGGTCTTCCAGCTTCCGAGCACGCGGAAGTCTGACGGCAAGGACAGCCAAGCGTGGGCGCCGTTGGGGACAGGGTTGGACAGCGACGGTTACCCGCGGATGGACATGTACGGGATGAAGCGGCGGAAGGTCTGTGCGATCATCGAGCGCGCTGGTGGGCGAGTGGAGGAGGCGTGGGCAGACGCGACGGCCGTCGGATGGGACGGCTATACCTACCTGGTGAGGCGAGGATGACTGCGGCAAGCGAGATAAAGGACGCGCTTGATTTCCTCGAGGTGATCGGCGGCGGACCGCGGGCGGAGTGCGAGGCACGGCTGCGCTACGCGATGCAGGTGGAGCAACCGAACGTGATCGTCGAGCTAGGTGTCCTGCGCGGGCAGGGCATCTGCTGCCTGGGCTGTGGATCGAACTTCGGCCATAAGGTGCTCGTCGTCGGCGTCGACCTCTTCGGCCTGCGACCCAGCGGTCA